AATTAAGTGGTTTTGCTACTCTTCAAAGAATGCAACCAGGAGTAGAGTTAAAGCCACATACTGATCAAAACACAGACCCATCAATTGTTGGGGCTGCAATATTATATTTAAATGATGACTATACAGATGGCCAGTTATTTTTTGAAAACTTTAAAATTGAATTAAAACCAAAACCAGGAACCCTACTTCTTTTTCCAGGAAATTCAGAGTACGAACATGGAGTGCGTGTAGTTGGCCCTGGCCCAATAAGATATGTTATTGTTGGTTTTATTAAAGTAAAAGGTTTTTACATGAACAATAAGTACTAGAGAAAAGGATAAAAATGAAAAAAGAAATACTTGAAGAAAAAGTGTATTACTATACAGAAGTAATCGAAGATCCTAAAAAACTTGTTGAAGCCATTGAAGATGACAACAAAAATCCTTGGGGCGAATGGATGGCCTGTAGTGGACAAGCATATGTTTATGGGACAGACAAAAGTATATCTTCATCAGATTCAGCAGATGAAAAAAATAATTATATTTATTCAACATTACAAAAGGCTTTTGATGATGTAGCAAGAGACTATGCAAATGCTCAGGGTATTACTGATGAACCAAAACTTTTTCCAATGTATCCAATTAAAAAATATATGCCTGGAACTTTTATGGGAGCACATTTTGATCAACAAGAAGGTGACGAAAGACTTAAAGTTTCTTTTGTTTTGTATTTAAATGACGACTATGAGGGTGGAGAAATATCTTTTACTATTGCATCACCAAATGGAGTTTTAAAAAATGCAAGTCCAGAGCCAGATTTTGCTTTAGCAGAACAAAAAGGTGGTTATACTTTTGCAGTAAAACCAAAAGCGGGAAGTATAATTGTTTTCCCACCATCTCCTCCATATCATCATACAGCCCATTTGGTTAAAAGCGGATATAAATATATGGTTCCACAACACTGGATTCATTAAGAGGTATTATGGGGGAAGAATTAAATAAATCTCATAATGAAATGATTCAAGAATATTTATTTAACATAAATAATAGTAAGACTAGTCTGTATATGTTAACTGTAGCAAGAGATGGTGAAGAGCCAGTTAGAAGCATCTTGTTCTACAATAACGCCATAGAGGCATCATCGGCCTATAACAAATACACAGACTGGGGATTTGCCAAAAACTTTTTAACGGTTTGCCTTTACGAACCATCAGGCAGTATTAATACAAAAATATTAAAAAGAGATCAGGCTGGAGAATGCACGTTTGTTAGACAAGACTATATAGAGGCTCAAAGCATTATTGAAAGTATAAAGGCAAAAGTTGACTATGAAGTATACAAAGAAATTTCTTTAAAATTTATGAGGCTATTTGCAAAAGATAATTGGAGATTTGATGGAGATCGTTTTTTAAAAAATTTAGGCATACAGGAAGACTATCCAGAGTATTAAAAATAGCCAAGCCTCAAAACTAAAAGACTTGGCTAAATTTATTAGTTTTTATTTTGTTTGCATGGATATTTGTTATACCACTCTTGGTATCGTGTTCCGTTTACAGAACTCCATGATGACCAGTCTTTTCCGCCCTTGGTCATATAGTGCGCCACTTGTGCATTAGTTACTGGGTTAAATAACTCAGCATTTGAATCTAGTTCAAACTTTTCTCTACGATCTGGACCTAAATCACCTATCATATTAATTTGAAAAATACCATATGATGAGTCTCCAGTTTTTGTATTGCCATTAAAAGCAAAGGGCCTTCCATTAGATTCTGCTTTAGCGATTGCACATGCAGATCTTAAAGCAACTCCTTTGAACCCTACCGCCTTTAAAAGGTCAACCAATTGCCCATCATTTAAAGAATGGGCATTTTCATAACTCTCTAATATTTTTACCCTAGAAACCAAAAAAACCCCTTGAGGGGGTTCGGCTGCCATTGTCGTAGTAATTAGAGTTTTAGTTTCAAGAGCATTGGCGGCATTTAAAAATGGTGCAAAAAGCCCAACCAGCGCTATCAAACCTAACCATATTCCTTTATTCTTGTCTCTCATTGAAATTACCTCCTAGAGCCAAATTGCTACCTTTCGGTAGCATTGTATTAATTGTAGCATGAATTTGGGGTCAAAAGCAAGTTTTAATGATATTTTTTTATTTTAATTTAAAACTATGTGCGTGAAGGTGGTATAATAATTATATTATGGCATCTGGCGAAACAAATACTTATGACTTTCCATATCCAATATTAACAGATCCTGTTAATGTTCATGAGGATATTCAGTCATTGGCAGAAGCCGTTGACGCCGTATTACCAACACTTTTTGCACCACTACATACCTTAGAGGTTCGTAATGTCAGCGGTACATCAATAGTAAAAGGTGATCCAGTATATATAACTGGTTAAACAACAAAGCCAACAGTTGCAAGATCTGTTGCAGAAAATCTTGAAACTTTTCCAGTAGTAGGTTTGGCTCAGTCTAATTTTGGAAGCGGTAGTGATGGAGTTATTGTCCTTTCTGGTATTTTTAGTTCAATAAATACAAATGCTTATAGTGCAGGAGATGTTCTTTATGTTGCAACTGGTGGTGGATTAACATCTACTCAACCAGCAGCAGGTTCTGGTGCAGTTGCAGTTGTTGCAAGAAATCATTCAACATTAGGTGTTCTTATAGTTGGACAACCAAAAGGTAATGGAACTTGGGGATCTATGAAAGCAGGGTTAGCATAATGGCAAGAGTTAGATCACAGCAAAATTCTTATTCAGTTGGCTTAATACCGCCACAGGTTACCTGGACAATAGTAAGAGGAGACACAGCATCTTTTAGAGTATACGTAACAGATGATAATAGAGATCCACTCGTTATAGAAGACTGGACTATTGCTATGGAAGTTAAAAGACCAAATACAACTGCTGGAGATTTTACAGATGATGCAGAGTTAATAGTTGAACTAGAGCCAATACCAACAGAAATCGATGGCGATGGAGAATTTACGGTCTCACTAACTGCAGATGAATCAGTATTATTAGAGACTGGCGATATTTTTGATATTGAGTTAAGCGATGCAAGCAGGGTTTGGACGGTTGCTCGTGGAACACTTATTGTTATTGAAGATGTAACAAATAGCGAAGTAGTTTCATAATTATGGCTTTGTCAATAATTATTGACGAAAGTTTGCAAAAAACAAAATCTGTCAATCAAACTAGTTATCCAATATCAGATATAGTACCTATAACAAGACAGGTTAGAATAAGCGAAGTCTTACCATTTAGAGTAAGATTTACAACAATTGGGCTTGCAGGAGCAAATGCCAATGTTCCAGGAATTGGTTTACAAATAATTGAGGTTAATAACTATATTCTTTAAAAATATGATATAATTCAAACATGGCCCGTACATCAATATCATCAGTAAAGTCACTATTTCAAACTGGAGATCGTCCAACCCAGGCAAACTATGAAGATTTAATTGACACCTCTTCAGCCCAAGCAACAGATTTGGGCAGTTATGGTAATAACGAATTAACAATTAATGGCATCGAGAATTCAACCGTATTTGATAACTTTACGGCTTCTGAATGGAGATCAATGAAATATATGATCTCACTAAAATATGTAGCAGGTGGTGCAAACAAGTACTACTCTACAGAGTTAAACATATTAGTTGACGGATCAGATGTATCTGTTAGCGAATATGCAACAATTGAAAATGATGGGAATATTGGCACCATCTCTGTTTCAAGGGCTGGAGGCACAGTTTCATTAACTGTTGTTCCAGTAGGGGGGATTACACCGATAACTCTACGCTATATGCGTATGGGATTAAAGGCCTAACCAAGGAGATAAAAGATGGCAACCGTAACAAAAGACTTTAGAGTCAAAGCGGGGCTGGTAGTTGAGGGATCAACCGCAACTGTAAACGGCCACGATATATTAACAGAAGCATTAGTAGACCAAAAAGGTGATTTACTAGTTGCTTCAGGTGCAGACGCAGTAACTCGTCTTGCAGTTGGAACAGACAACTATGTTCTTACAGCAGACTCAAATGCGACAAATGGAATTGCCTGGAAAGCACCAGCAGCAGTTGGTGTGTTTCAATCAAGCATTTCATTTGAAGGTGCAACAGCAGACGATTATGAAACAACACTTCAAGTAACTGATCCAACCGCAGATCGTACAATCACACTTCCAAATGCAACTGGAACTGTAGCATTAACTTCAGATCTAAGTTCATTTATTACTGCATCAAGTACTGAGACACTAACAAATAAAACAATTAGTGCTGACAACAATACTATTTCTGGCATTGCAGCATCTAGTTTTGTTATATCAGATTCTTCTGGAAACATTGATGGATCTGCTGCTCAAAAAGCAATTCCAACTGGAACAGTTGTAGGCTCATCAGATACCCAAACTCTAACAAATAAAACAATTTCTGGTGCAGATAACACACTTTCAAACATTGCAAATAACTCACTTACAAATTCAGCAATTACTATTAACGGTACATCAACATCTCTTGGTGGTTCACGTACATTAGGTTCTGATGATATTGCAGAAGGCTCAACA